ATAGCCAACTGATTTAGAGTTGTTGAATCATTCCAACCAACTGCCGCAACTCCAGGGCCAATAGCAACTGAACCTTCGCTTCCGGCTGATGCACCGTCACCGATAGCAATTGCATAGTTGTTACTAACCATAGCCGCACCGATAGCAATTGAGTTTGCGCCTACAGCTTGGGCGTCAGCTCCAAGAGCTGTTGAGTATTGTGCTGCTTTAGAGTTATAACCAATAACTACTGTATTTACACGAACTGCGTCGTCAGTTACTGCACTGTTACCGATTGTGATTGCGTTTGCAGCTCTGGCGAAAGATGATGAACCAATAGTAATTGCAGAATCATCAGTCGCTTGAGAATAGTTACCAATTGCAACTGTTCTAAATGCTGTTGCCCAACAGTTTTGGCCAATAGCTACTGCTCTTGAAGCCCACGCTCTTGAACTTTCTTGAATAGCAACCGCTCTGTCTCCAGTTGCGTTAGCTGCCCAACCGATTGCAATACTTCTTTCGTTTGTTGCGTCATTTGATGTACCAATAGCAATAGCCTGAAGTCCAGTAGCTTGAGCATCGTGGCCGAATGCAATACTTTGAGTATTTGATGCGTTCGCTGGAGATGTAGTCAAATAATCAGCAGATTTCATTGAGTTAGTTCCAGTTCCTGGTACAACCCCAGGTACGCCTCCAGTTGGTAAACCAGAAACAGTTGCCGCTGTGAAATCGATACTTCCTGAGAAGTCAATTGCATTTTGCGAAGCAGACATTGGTAAACCGTTTCCAGCTCCGTCTGTTAAAACCTTTTTTGTTACTGCGTCTAATGCAGCGTTGTCTGTTGTTTTGATTAACCCAAGGTATGAAGTGTTAATCGCATTTCCTGTTAATGCAGCCATATAATATTATTATTTATTTAGTTCCAAGTTCTTGTTTCAGCTTCCCAAAGATTGGTATTCAAACCCCAGAAGAATGATACAACTGGAGGTGCGGCACCAACTTCAGCCAAAGCCCACCACCAAGTTCCGTTAGTTGGATTGGTGATACCGTAGTAGTTTGCTAATGCAACAATCCAAGAACCGTAAAGTGGTTCAGTAATTCCGAAATAGTTACAAAGAGCTTGAAGCCAAGAATTATTAATTGGCTCAGTAACTCCTAAATATTCGCAATACGCCTGAATCCAAGAACCATTTGTAGGTTCTGTTACAGCTCCAGACGTTTGGTTGTACACATATTCTTGTACTGCGTTTGTTATGTCGTTTGAAATCATATACTACTAAATATAATTTTTACTTTGATTGTTTGCGCAATTGTACAATAAAATCAATTGCACCCTGAGTTCCGATGTAAACCATCGACAAATCAACCCAATCAGATGATTCAACTCTTCCGAATAATGCTAATGCAGTACCAATAGCAAACACCATCAACTTTCTGCTGATGTATTTATTTAGTATTTCGTCTACTGCTGCTCTCACGGATAAAGTTGTATAATTTTTTAATGTTACGTTCTGTAGCTTTAGTTGCAATCGCCACAGTCGTTACATCCTTCGCATTTTTCATCATAGTATGATTTATATTTACGTGGAACTACTAATCCAGAGAAATATGCTGTACGTTTGTTTGGTAGCATACCGTCAGTTCCAGGATTTTGATAATCAGCAAACATTCCAGGATTATCTTTTAGATATTCCTTCAAACGCTGCATATAAAACTCAGCAGTATCTAAAGTAGATTGTCTGAGATATTTCAATTCATCAAGAGATGTTTGAGTAGATTCTTCTGAGCTTCCAGATAAAATACCTTTGTCAACAAATTTGTATTTTAGAGAAGGCATCATTAGGTACAATGCATATTGCATCAATGTTGGGCCGATGTAATCGTTCAACAGTTCTTTCTCATCATTTGTTAGTGTTGCGTTGATGATACCGTTTTTAATAGTTGTGTAAAACTTTGTACCTAACGTATCTTGAATGTATAAATCCTGAGCCTGAAGAATGAAAGGTGCAATGTCTTCGGTACGAACATTTGAATCCAAGTTCGTCCAATCTTTCAATCTTTGTTCAGAAACTAATAGTGCTGTAGCTGACATATTATTGAGGTGTATTATTTGTTTCTTGAATAGTATCATTTGACACTACAATAGCTGAAGGTTTGATTGTGAATGTTAAATTCCAACCCATCAACTTCAAAAGATAACCGTATGAACTCATAATCTTCTTTCTCTTTGGTTCGATAACAGTTCCTTCAAAGTGGCCGTACGCAACCTTTAGAGCTTCAGCATCTGATGAGAATCCAGTAGCTTCTTTAATACCCAACAAACCTGGAGATGTTATTCTGTGAGATGTTAAAATTCTTGAAGTTATGCGCTCTTCGAGAACTACGTAATAATCATCGTTTGAATTTTCAATAGGTGTAACCTCCATTTCCTTTCCAGGTTCTGAGAAGCTCAAAAAGAATCTTCCAGCGTTATCCTCTCCAGAGAATGTTTGCTCAATCTCATTGTAAATATCTCTACGCTCTTCTGGAGTTGGTACACCGTTGCGGAATTTTATAAACATTGATGGCGCAATTCCCGAAGAAATGTTAGCGCAATGGAATCTCGATACTCTCATATCAAGAGAAATATCATTTAGAGCACCCACATATGATGGAAGTGGGTAGAAGTCATTTCCTGGAGTGTAGTTGTAACAGTAAAAAATCTGTGAAGCATTTTCTTTCTTGTTATCAGTTACATCAAAAGCTCTGTATGTTGTTGGTTGGTGTTTACGTACCTTTGCCCAATCTGAAGAATAGTAGTACTCTAACACTTCATCGTTCTCATCCATTTTACCTGAACGGATGTTTGCAAAAGGAATGTGATACAATTCTGCAATTCTGTTACCTTCTTTGTTCCAAATAACATTTAGTGTGAATCCTTGATAAAGTGCATAGTCTAACGCAACCTTCTCAAATACTTCATTGATTGTCTCACCTTTTGTATTGATGTAATCATCACCTACGATTTCAATACCATCACCAATGATACCGTCTTTAATCGCTTGGATTGCTGTGTGGTGAATTGCTGAACCATCATATAGTTCAATCAATTGCTGTGGGAATAGGTTATCAGAACCGTAGTAAACATATTCTTTACCTCTAACCTCTTTAACAGTTGGCAAATCAATTGCCTGGAAATTTCCGGATTTAACCGAATATAAACCTTCTGGAATGTGTCTCATATTTTAATATTGTGGGCGGTAGTATTGTGTCGCCTCTTTAGTTTCATTATCACTAACGTATTCAATGGAACCGTTCGAACCACCTTCTTCAGTGATATACTTTAGCAAACCTCTTTCTAATACGATTCCATCTTTCTGAACTTCGTAGTTGTAGATTGCGTTAATGTGTTCTAACCTTTCGGCTGCGTCAATGTCAATCTCAAACTCTGAGTATCTGTCATTACTCTCAATTGGTGTCAAAATCCAAGCGTATACATTCTTGTTATACTGTGATTGAATCGCCAAAATGTGTTGAGTGTTCAAATTGGGTGTATTGAACGAAACTCTGATTGAGGTTGCATTTTCTGGTATATAAAGTGTCATATATTGTAAAACAATGTATTTATACTATTAAATATAGTTTTTAGGTGTATTGTAAAAAAGAAGGGTACCCATTTCTGAGTACCCTTTTGAAGATATAGAGAATCCTAAATTTAGGATGATTACTCTACGATAGTTCCAGTAACTTCGTACATTGGAGAAGCTTCCAAACCAGAGATTGTGATTTCATATCCTGATTTATCACCATATGCTGTTCCCGATGTAACGGTAGCAGATGTAGTGTATGCACCTCTTTCCAAACCAATACTCCAATATTTACCATTGTTGTCTTTTGCAACAACAACCATCGAAGTAGCTTCAGCCATCAACAAAAGTTGATTTCTTTTAGCAGCTTCCATTTTGTTAAACATCATTGTAACGCTCTGCTCATATGTAACGGTTCCGTTCTCTTGAGAGATTGTAACGTTTTCATTTGCAGTAGACGTTTGTCTTGGAGTTTCAAATACGAAGAAATCAGATGGTGTCAATGCGGCGCCGCCTACAGTGATTGCAGTAACAACACCGTTGGATTCAGTAATTGATTCAGTCGGTCCGTTGGCGATAAAGATTTTTTCAATACCACCTTGAGAATCGTTACAATCAAGGGTGAAACCAGAAGTAATGTTTGAACAACTCATATTAATTTCTTTTTATTTTGTTAAAGTGAGAGGGCATTGTACCCTCTCACCTAAAGTTTTTGAATGGCTAATTATGCCAAATCGTTTGTTGCGAACACATTTACTTGGTGTACCGCAACGCCCAATCTCCATTTTGCAATGAATTTAACAACATCCTCACCTTTGTCGAAGTAGAAAGACATAGAAGAAGCGTCGTCTTGAAGTCCAGTTCCTGCAACTACGAAAGCTGAAGGTCCAGCGAATACGTAATCAGAACCTACCAAACCAGAAGATTTAACGATAGTACAGTTAGTACCAGGAAGTTCGATTGAAGTACCGTCACCTTGATTGTAGTAGTAACCGTAGTTAGAAGCAACCAAAGCTCTACGAAGTAGGTTGAAGTATGAAGGAGACATAACCATAATTAGGTCTTCTCTGTCTTTTACTGATTCGTCGATAGCGTCGAATAGGTCAAGAGCTTGGTCTACAGCAGTAGCAACAGTCCAAGCGGCAGAGCCAGAAGGTACATTTGCACCGTTAGCTCCAGTAACTTGAGCTTTGATACCAGGAGTTGTACCAGGGATAGCGTCAGCTAAATCACCGTTGATTAGGAAGTTCTCGTTGTACTTCTTGATACGCTCAACGTAGTATGAAGCGATAACTTCTTCAAATGGAACTGATTCTTGGTCAGCAGCAGCAGACATTCTCTGAGACAACCAATATTGGCGTAGGTCTTCAGGGCAAAGCTCCATTTTAGTTTGTTTGTCAGCGATTGTGATGTTTACTTGAGAGAAAGAAACGTCTCCAGAAGGATTCCAACCGCAAGAAAGGTCAGCAACGTCAAGGTCGCCATCCATTAGGTTGATAGCTACAGTTCCAGCTGACAAACCCGAGCGAACGTCGATTTTGTCCATCAAATCTGTAGTCAATACAGCTTTAGCAATCAATTCCAATGATAGCTCATCTGTATACGTAGATAGTGCGTTTAGGTCAAATGCCATAATACAATTAATTTAATTTAGTTTATTTTTTGCCTTTGCGTAAAGCGATTAGAGCTTCAATACGGTTATCAGCGATTGATTTTTTAGTTGCAGCCTCAGCAGCAAAAGTGTTACGAACTGGAGCAGCTCCTGGTTCGTCAGCGATTTTGTTGAATCTTTCAGAGATTGATTCAAACGAATTTTGTAGTGATGTAACTGATTCTTGGTACGGTGCCAAAAGTGCAGCAATCTGTGTTAGCAATTCCTCAGCGTCAAATGTCTCAGTCATAGCAGTCTCAGATGGAGCAGCTTCTGGAGCAACAACTTCAGCCGCCGGAGCGTCTTCGATTGCTGTGATTTCTCCGTTCATACCAACAGTAATCAATTGGCCATCAGTAGTCTGATGCATACCTTCAGGAGCAAAAGGAGCGTCACCTTCTTCAACGGCAATGTAAAGAATTGCACCTACAGCTAATTCGCCTTCAGTGAATACTTTTGTACCGTCTACCAACTCAGCTTCCGCCATTGTGATAGGTGTCTCTTCTACAACTGGAGCGTCTACAACAGGAGTTGATGTTGTGTCTTCAGCACCCAACATAACTCTGATTTTAGTAATAGCTTCGTTTACAGTCATTGTATAAAAGTTTATTTAATAGGTTTAGAACCTATGATTAAATATAGGTTCTTGAAATACTGACAAAAGTTACTTTATTGCTTCTGATATGAACTTTATAATAATTGCAAAGGTTGCAGAGTATAAAATCCAAAGAGCTTTGGTAACTCCTGATTTCCAATCTTTCAGTTTGTCTAATTCGTGAATCTGTTGTTCGTAAAATGGAAGTCTTGATTCGCGGTCTTTTCTGAAATCCGTATTTTTGTTGGTTTCGACAATCAAACCATTTTTAGGATTCATTAGTAATTCTTTCAGTTCTGATACGTCGTTCTTTATTTCTTTGAAGTTCGCATCCATCCTTTTTAGTTCGCCGTTAGGTAAACCTTTTTTGATGAGTTTCAGTTCTTCGAGAATTTGTCTGTTGATGTCTTCTTGGCTCATATCGCTTTAGTCACTTTTTCAATGAAGTTTCCAGCGATTGAGAAACCTCTCAGCTCACCACTTTTAATTGCATTCCAAGTTTCTTGGTTGTTGATTTTATAGCTCACCATCCAAGTTCCTACTGGAACATCAAAGCCGTACAATTTGGATTTGTCATATGTTTTGTCTTCAACAATCCAACTCTCATAAAGAGTATTTTCGTTCTTGACATCATCGTTGTGGTTAATATCCGTATTGTGGGCTTTGTTTTCCTTTAGAAACTTCTCAGCAATATTTCTAATTGTCTCTTTCGAGAAGAATACGTGAAATGGATTACCCATCTCATCTTTGCGAAGTATCAACACATTTGGTGTCATAGCTGGGCCTACGATGATTTGTTGTTCATCAACAGCTGACATTCTCCAATGGTTGTTTGAGTTTGATGCAATTTCTCCAGCTCTTCCAGATGCAGCACCTCGAGAAATCATAATGAATTCGCCTTCGGCACCTCTAAATACTGATAGTTCTTCCCAATAGTGTTTGCAGTTAACACCGCCTTTGAAATTGAACAGTGAATATGCTTCTGACGGTCTGTGTCTGAATCCAGTATTTATACGTTGAGACATTGTATCAATCTCTTCTTTCGTATAAACTTTATTTAATCTCTGCATTGCTTTACAGAAGTTACGTTCAGCCGGAGGCCCAGAGTAGCGGAATTTTGTTTCTGGTTTCTCATCCTTCTTTACGTTTCTTCCAAGAATGTCAAGAGCTGCGACACCTTTTAGGTAATCACCAATGTTTGCAAAGTTGGCTTTGGTACCGTCAATGATGTATGTTGTCTCTGAATTGTAGTACTCACCAAATTCATCTGATTGAGCCAATTCAAGGATTGCCATCTCTTCCCATTGTTTTACCATTCTTTCGCTCCAAGAGAGTGCAGCCTCTCCGCCCCAAAGTAGATATGAGATTGTACCACAGCTTTCAGTATCATTTGAATCATAATATACTGCAGCTCTTGAAAGGTACGAATACATTCTCTTTACTGTTTCTTCTGAGATTGGTTTTCCTTGAGCTAACTGTTGTGCTCTAACTTTACCAACCTGAGTTGCGCATTTGTTACCAACTTCTTCGTTTAATCTAATACCTCTTTCGGCAGCATCTTGAATACCTTGAGGGTAATCTGTGATTGATGCGAACGCTTCCAAATCTGAACCGTCTTCCTCTTCTTCAGAGAATGCCATCCAATCAATACCAATAGCTGGGGTTTTTACCAAAGACATAATGTCAACACCTAAACCTTCAAATTCAAGTTCGTCAACATTTATTAGTAGTTCTACAATTTTATTCATATTACAGTGATGCTAAATCATTTATCTTTTTATCGGCTTCTTGTTGTGACGTCATATCAGAGCTAACAACGTATGCCTTTACTACAGTTCCAGTTCCAGTTGGTGTAACTACGTTATTCCCAGCGTTTACTGTTGTCTGTTGTGGGTTAAATACCGGAAGTGTTGGTTTAGTTGGAACTGCACCACCACCTTCGCCTCCAGGAGTTTTAGTTGAGATAATTGCTTTGACGTTTGCTAAACCAGAAGCTATCGCAACCCCAGCTGCAATGGCCGCTCTAACTGGAGATGTTGGGTCACCCGGAAGTAACTGTGAGTTGTATGCTTTTTGAGCACCTAAATATGTATCTACGGTTGTTTGAGCAATCGCCGCAGCTTTTGCAGCTCCAGAACCTTCTTTCAAAATACCTTGAAGTACACCCAAACCATTTGAAATAACTTCGAGGTTTGCAGCCTCTGCATCTTTCTGTAGTTGGATTTTATACTTTGTATTCTCTTCTTCGAGTTTCTTTTGTTTATCAGCAAATGCTTCTCTAACCTTTTGTTTCTCATCTTCAGATGCTTTTAGATTATCCAACTCCGCTAACATTTGCTCTTCAGCAATTCTCAGTTCTTCTTGGGCTAATGCGTAGGCATCCGTAATTCTTTCTTTATCTAATTCAGTTAGTATATCGTTAATTGAACGCTTTCTGTCTAACTCTTCTTTTTCAAGTTCTCTGCTCAGTTTTGCAGCTTCCAATTCTACAATTGAGAGTTGTGTTTGCGCTTCGATTCTTGAAGCAGTTGCCTCTGCCAATTGAGTTTCAAGTTCTTCTCTCTCTTCATATGTATTTGCGTTCTCAATCTGTAGGCGAAGTAGGTTTTCTTCTGCAGCAGCTTGGGCAGCAACGTTCTGAGCCAATTTAATCTGTGTCTCACCAACTTTCTCGAGAGCGGCAGCTCTTTCTTCATATGCCAATGAAGTATCCTCAGCAATCTTCTTTTGCTCCTCTAACTGTTTGTTGAGTTGTGCATTCTCTACAATTAGTTTCTGTTGTTGGTTTCTCAAAGCTCTCTGAGCATCTACCAATGTTGTTGCAACTGCCACAGCTTTGTTAACCTCTGCGACAAAGTTAGTACCAAACTCAACTACAGCTTCTACAGCATCTCCAACTTTATCTGTTATATCTTCAACACCTAACACAACTTTACCAAGGGCATCAACTGCAATCTTTCCAGCTGCTGAGAAGTTACCTTTGAATAACTCACTCATTGCATTTCCAAGATTTGGAATCAGTTCAAGAAGGCCCTCGAATCTGTTGATAATGTTTTGTTTGATTAGGTCAGCAAACTTTAGAAGGTATTCTTTTGGTTTTGTAAATACATCTACCAACGTTCTACCAACGGCTGACGCAACCTCCATAATTTTACCAAATAGTAAACTCATCGTCTCCATTGCAATTGCCAACTTTCTCGAACCATCTTCTGATGATTTGAAGTATGCAATTAGTGAAGCGAATGCAGCAATCAACAAACCGATTCCAGTTGCAGCAATTGCACCCTTTAATGTTTTCATTGACGCAACCACCTTTTTGATAGGTGCTGTGAGGTTATTGAATTTATCTTTTAGGTCAGTGAAGATAGTAGTTTCCTCTGCTGTCTTTTTAGTAGCAGTTCCCGCTTTCTCCATTGCCTTCTCAAAATCTTTCAGGTTATCAACTTCCTGTTCAATACCATCAATGGTAAATTTGATTTTAATTTCTTTCTCAGCCATACTATTCTAAATATAAATCTGTTTAGGTTTGTTTATGAGCAACTGAGACAATCTGTGAACGTTGTCAATACAGTTGTATTCGGTGTTGTTGCGGTTTCAGTGATAACTACCCAACATTCAAAACCACCGTCGTGAGATGTTTTAACTGCGCTTCCAGGTAACAGTGCATTTACTGAAGTGTATGCTGCGTAGAAGAAATCTCCAGGATTGTTACAACTTTGAATTGCATACTTTCTCAGAACCGGAGCTGTTGAACCGTTCCATCCAGTAGTTTCGTTCTCCCAACGGTTTATGTCGGTATCCCAATCAAAGCCACCGCCTCCGGTAGTAACTCCACCGCCACCTCCAGTAACTACGACGTCATCAATACCACCTCCAGTTGGTGAAGGGTCACCACCATTGATTAGTACATCAACATCAAGAAGTTTGATTAGGTCAACTTTAACGGTTGCAATCTCACTCAAAGGCGCATCATAAATCTTTATAACTCTCCACCAAGAATTCTTGATAAACACAGTATCATCAAATGAAATCCTTGAAATGTCTTGAGAATTCAAATTGAAGTATGCTGTTAGGATTCTTGAATATGGTGAATACAACTGTTGGATGTATGAGTTCCAGAATCTTTCATAAACTGATTCGCCATCAATAGCTGCCAATGATGTAAATAGTGGAGTTTCTCTAAACCAATTCAAATTGAGTGTTGTTGGTGTTGTAGGCAGCGCAGCGTATGGCGACATTCTTGGATACGTATACTCTTCGTGAATAGTTACAGTACCATCAGTTAAATGCCAACTCTCATTGGTAGGTGGGCCGCTGATATTAGCTCTACCATTCCAAAACAACAATCTTGGTTTTACTCTCATTGGTAGGTGTTCAAGGTGATTGTAGGATTGAAGTAAATCACCCAACTTCGAGAAGTATGGTATCAAAAACTCAGAATCAGTTGCAGTACCCTCAACGGCACAAATTGGTGTTGGAGCAAATAGCGTTTCAATCTTTTTACGTTCCTTTAACAAATCATTTTGAGAGTCGAACTGTAGTGCACCGTATGCTCTGTCGTATTCTTGTTGGAATGGTTTGTTGTGATGGTCTTCGTCTCTTTGGTCTGTGAAATCAATAATCTGTGATTGGTCAAAGAATACTGGAGTTAACACTGTGTCTTTTGAGTTATCCAATTTTGGCGTCCAATCAAATTGCTCTCCGCTGTTGATGTAGTCAACCCAAGGTTTGATAATAAATTCAAAGTCATTGTCTTTTGAAGGAACCATAACCAATTTGAATTTAGTTAGGATGCCTTTTAGGAAATCAACACATTTAACATCATACTTTAGAAGCTCTGACACTGAAATAAATGTAGGTGCTGTAACACACTCCCATAACGAATCCTTTTGTACAACGTTGTTATAGTTTGAATCTTGGAATTGAATCTCAACTGACACTGCATCTGAAGCGCTCCCTGATTTTGTTAGGGCACCACTGAATGTCAAAGTATCTGTAGTGATGTATGGTACAACACCAAAAGGTACAGTTACAGATTTAGTATCCAGGATTAAACCTCCTTGACGAATTCGAATATTGTATGTTGGCGATGGATGTAACAAACTTCTACCAATCTTCAAATTCAGATTGACATTAAATGTATACGTACCATTTTCTGGAATAAAGTAAAAAGATGAGAGTGGGTAAAAGCTTCCAGATGGGTCGCTAATCTCATTCTCAAAGTAAATCCTACGCCATTGCGCACCCCAAGGTAAATTTTGGTCTGCTGAGGTTGCCTCAAAGGTTCCTGAATGGTCGTCAATTGTTGGAGATGCTGTTGGAATACCGTCAGTATATAGGTATTGAAACCAAATCTCATTGAATACAGAATCCGCTGAGTATGTGTAGTCTGTTTGTGCAAAGATAGCTTCAATGATTCTCTTTACTTGAATCATCGGAGTCATCTGATTAATATGTAGTGGGAAGTTGTTCTTTGAGAATGATTTCGGGAAGTCGTTACCTACAATGTTGAAACCAATTTGTGAATCTTCAAGTACATTACCATTCTCATCGTACGTATAACCTCTATCAGCCAGAATGTATCTCACACCTCCATTGTGAAGGCCTCCGTCCCAGCTATCGGTTACATTGTCTAAAGTTAGTTCGTGGTTCAGGTCGCTCAGATTGAGCTCTGGTAATAGCTTCTCACTCAATTGCGTTGCGAAGTCTCTGGTTTCTCCAAAGAATACAACTTCTAAATCAATTTGTGAAGTTTCTGAGTTTGTGTAGGCCGCTTGGATTCTCAAATGCCCAGATTTGTAAAATAGGCCGTCAACATAAATCTCAGCTGACACTCTCTTTGTAATGTCAAAGTCAATTGAGTTAACTTCATACCACCATTTGAATACCTTCGAGTTATTCTGAGTAGCGGGAATTCTAAACTGTTTTGAGAATGCCGAATTAACCTTTGGTATATCTTTAATGTCTTCGGCTGAAATTGTCAGCTTCAGAGGTTCCTCTTCATAAAGGTCTAACTCCCATTTGCTGCCGTCTTCGTCGTATACGTAAATTTGTAACGCCATATTAACCTCTTTGTATTTTCTGGTTGTTTGAGAACTCTACTGTGATTTCGTGTTGGAACAGTTTGTTTCTTGAGTTTGTCTTCTGTTCGTATGTTGCTGTTGTGATGTTACAAGGAATCCAAGTACCTTCTGTGTAGATTTGAGTAGATGGTGATTGGAATAGTTCTTGAAGCCATTTAGAAACTTCGTCTGACATCCAATCAGTTTGTAAAGTCATCTCAGTTTGCGCAGTTGATGCAAAGGTTGTTTTACCTCTTCCGTGAGCGTCAATTGTAAATGTTGTATCGTTCCAAGTACCTAAAGTTTTTGTATATGAGTTTCTTTGGGTATTTGTAGTTCTTGTATTTCTTTTATCAAATGTATAGTAATCCTTTACACCAAATTGGTTTAGGAAACTAACTGTGATTGGTTCAAATGTTGGGCAATCGTCTTTGAGATTGAAAGCTGCTTCGTAGATTCCCCATTGTACCCATCCGTCATCCAGGATTTCGCCAACATCTTCGCAATCTCCAATGCTACCAACTTTACAACTATCTTTTGTATGAATAGTAACTACGTATCTGTTGTAGTTACCGCCAATCCAAAGGTTTGCATCTTTTAGGTTCTGTGGGCCAACGCCTACAGTTGTGATGATATTTGAGTCTGTTGAGTTAACTACCAAATCGTTACAGTTACCTCTGATTGATGAACCGTTAGCTGCTGAGATTGCATAAACAGTTTCAGCAACAAATAGTGCATCATTGTAGAATTTGATAGTTACCCAATGCATTGCCTCATTAGGGCCCCAGTTGTTGCCGTCATTCCAATTCTCAATGCGGCTGTAAAAGCTCAAAGTTTTATATTCGTCTTCAAGAACATCATATTGCTCTGGAAAGTTTGTCAAGAATTTGTATAGGCCTTTCATTGGGTATGCCGCTACAAAGTCAACTGCAGTCTCACAACTTCCGGCAATCATCTTTGGAATATAGTTTTCTAAATCTGAATTTACCACATCCCAGTTGTCGTACATATTGATTACGTACTTTAGGTCTGATATACCGTCAATAGTTGTAGAGTTTCCAGTTTCTGAACCGTATTCAATTCTATATGTTAGGTGAGCAAACGGTGTATCTGCAACTTTTGGAGTAGTCTCAATAAATGTCGGCTGTAGGTACGATTGCAATACTTTTTGAATATCAAAGATACCGACGTTAGCTGCATTCCTTGGTTGTTTGAAGGTTGCTACTGGAACGTTGTCAATTAGTACTCTCAGTACATATCTGTCTGCAACGCCAATTGAGTTTAGTATCCAAACGTTTGGTACGTATGCCGAATTGTTTTTATTTGGTTCTTGAGTTATTGTTACCATATCAAATGTCTAATCTGTTTGTTACTTCTGTTGCTACCAATTCTGAAAGTGCTTCGATGTCGAAGAATGGTTGTGGTTTTAATCCAAATTGGTAAATGTGTTTTCTGGCTGCTATAGGTAGGTCGCCGCCAATCATCTCATAGTCTCCTGAGAAACCGTAGCGTCTTCCAGCTCTTGGTTGTAGAACTCCGAATGTTGGAACGTCATTGGCAACCCTTTGTGTCATACCGTCTACTCCATAGTTTTGGAACATACCATATGTCAACATCTGAATTGTCAAACTGTTGTCTTCCAGGGTTGCTGTCAAAGAGTTTCTCAATTCTCCAGTATCTACTGGAACTCTTGATTTCATTTCATTGACAATGCGCCCACCTAAATCTAATAGGTTGGAATCTACTCCAGATATTGATTGGCCGAATTCTTGAAGGGCCGACATAAACTGTTCTACCGTCATTAGTTAAAAGGTGCGATACATTGATTTAGTGGTGATGGAACTACAACTTCTAAAGTTGCTGTCATTCCAGCTACTGTGTCTTGGAATCTTTCTTTGAACGGTGTGAGTGTTACGTTTAACGTCAAATCAATTTGGTCAGTGTACCCGAATCTCAATTGAGCTAAAATATCATCGATGTACTGTTGGCAATCCGATTGAACTGCTAACACATCTGAATCTGTTTGCGCCATTTCCATTACAATCATATTAAATCTGTATGTAATGCTCTGTTGGCTTCTTGAATGATTCGAAGGATTTAGAAACACATATGGGTAATCTGCTTCTTCAAGTTCTCCGGAACCTACAGCATTTGAACTTCTTGTTTTAATGTCTGAGAGGTTACCGTATCCGAAGTCTACCAATATTTTGTGATTGTAAACCACCTCTTGGATTCTATCTACTATTTCTTTGTAGGTCATACTGTCTCTGTTGTTTTAATATTCTCTGTTGCTCTTCCAAGGCTTTCTCCTTTTGAAGCGCCATAAAGTTTAGTATTTGTTTGAGAGGTTTCTCGGTTACTTCGTCAATCTTTAGAACATCATTGTTTGCCAAATCCACGATAATGCGGTACCAACCCCTCGCAATTGCCATTGGTTCTGGTTTCTCAGATTCATCTGATTCTGATTGCCCATCTAAACCGAATAACTTTGCGTACTGTTTATAAATATAGGTTCTCCATTCGCTGAACTTCTCAATTATCCATTGGGCTTCTGCAACTGATTTACATACATTGTTCTTTGGGTAAAGAATCTTCAAGATGTCATAAATGTGTTTGTCAACTCCGAGATTGAAGTACACATCTAAATCTACCCACTCTCCAAATGTCAAAGTATTGAAGTCTCTGATTTTGGTTTCCTTTCTTTGTGAGAGTACTGTTGCAATAAAGACAATACCCAACTGTTGAGAATCATAGGTTGCCAAACCTAAAACTTTTTGTGGAGCTCCGGAAGCTACTGAAAGAATCCTCGGCCAATTTCTTGAATCCTCGAAATCCCAACAAATAATTCGTTGCCACTGTTCGATTGTAAATTCTTGGGGAATCTCATATGTGTTCCCTTCTAATGTAAACTTTACCATATACTATTAAATATAAAAAAAGGCAACCATCACTGATTGCCCTCGGGGATTGTTAGCTATGCAAACTACCAATTGTAAATAATTCTTTTAACTGTGGATTCTGAGCGGTTCGTCTTTGCTGCGATGGTTCTGATGTTCCATCCCATTGAATCTCTCAAGAATTTAATCATTGCTCTCTCATCATCTGTGAGGTATGTGTGCCCATTTGTTTTCATTTTATACTTTTTTATTTTATAACATAATTGTGGAACCTTTTGTAGACAGCTCTGAAATCATCTTCGCCATCCCAAGAATCATATGAGTTTGTACAGATATGATAGTTCGCTTCCTTTTTACGTCGGTGTTGTACTTTTGTTTCCTCAATGAATACAATTCTTTTATCTTCTAACTGGAAAGTGTAAAGACGACGTTTGTCTGAAGGTCTCGAGATTTCTTCAATTAGGTCTGCCCCGAAATCATCAATGATATTTTGAATTTGTTCTTCTGTCATTACTTTACAATTTTAGCAATTTGTTTTGATGGGTTAACAGTGTAGAACATTGATTCTTCGTCTGCGATAACTTCTACTGAGTAAAAGTGAGCGGCTTCAGTTTCATAAACATTTGCTACTTCGAATTCGTCTAACAAAGTTTTAGCTTTGATAGTTTTCCAGATTTGAACTACTTGAGGATGCTGTGCTGCGTTATTCATACTTTTAGTTTTAGTGGGTGATATTCCCGATTGATTACATAGTAAATATAGCAAAAAGATTTGACATAAAAAAGTTTTTAGGTAACTATTTTAGGTTTCTTTTAGTATTATTTACTAATTGCTTTCGAATCGTTTTACTTGGGCTTCGATGGCGAAATCCCATTGGGTTTTGAAGTTGTTGCTCCAATCCCACTCTCTGTATGCCCAATCTTCCCAATCGTTAAAGAAGTCTTCTAACATATCAATGTAGAATTGTGGGTAGTTGTCAGCCTTTGCTGTTTTTAGAAAGTGTTCAACATATAGTAATGTTGTTTCTTCATCTGCGCCAATTTGTAGGATACTTCTGAATAGGTCTTCTTGAAGTTCTTGTTTTAGATTATTCATTTGAATCGATTTGTTTTTGAAATTGTATTTGCTCTGCTACTTCTATAGGTAGTTCATATGGGTTACCGTTGATGTAGTGATAAAAATAGTAGTCATTCATATAATAGTGTTTATATATTATATAACCAACTTTTAATTTTGTTTCAAAACGATTAGGGATTAGCGCTTCCCCATAATTGCATAGGTTCCTAAACTTTTGTTAGTTTTCCTATTGTAGTTGCAAATTGCTAAACTGAGTACTGTATCATCGTGGAGGCCGTTTGGGTGGCCGTATTTGACACTTCGAGTTTTTGGATTGTACTCATATGTAAAAGTCTCCATCTCTGTCTGGAGTGCTGTGAATAGTGTTTTAGAAGGTATTTGAATCGACATCTCATTTACATCAAGAATTAACCCTTCAATGATTTCATTCTTGGTTTTTGAAGTTGTAACGAATGGATGTGTATCTTGATATCTTTTTTTGATTTGTTCGAATATTACATCGCCGATTGAATTTACTTCAATCATTACAGTAGCATTCCATTTTGTGATTCTTTGTAGCAACTCTGTAACCATTTGGCTCCACTCTGCTTTGTTGTTACGGTAAATGTCAACTACTCTACCGTTTGAATCCATAAATGTTGCTACTGTGTAATCTTCTTGTTTTCCTAAATCAATACCACAATATACTTTGCCTTGAGGTTGAGGCCAATTGTTGAATTCTATTCTATCTAAATTTGAGAATACTTCGCCTCCTGAATCTAAAAACTCTGCTAAATATTCTTGACGGAATACATTCTCTGGAAGTGTCTTTTTAGCATCATTGATTTCTTCTTCTTCAATGAATGGTGTATCGTATGAACTTCCTTTGTATGATTTATAGTTTTGGTTATCCGCGGATTCTCCCAATTTGTAAAGATTGTAAAACCAATTCTTTCCTTTGGGTGTTGAAATGAATAAAACCTTTTTACCTCTAACTGCTAAAGTTGGTCGAATTGCTTCAGTCCAGGCCTCCTCTTTTATAAAAGCTGCTTCGTCAATAACACAATAATCTACTGTCATACCTCTGATGTTATCAAATCTTTCGGCACTTCTAAAGTAGATTGTACTTCCTGTTTTTAGTGTGATTTCGTTTGCTGAGTAGTTGTTGCTATCCACTAATCCACTCCCACCAATCGCACTCATCAATTCTTTGTGTACTTTCAGGGTTTGGGAGTATACTGGGGAAACCCACAGTATCTTTGACGGTCTGTGGTTTATCGCCCAATAAAGAACTATGTTCTCCGCCATCAGAGATTTGCCGAACTGTCTTCCAATGGAAGCAATATGGTACTTCTCCGAACCATTCAATATTTGATTCAGAATCTCCTTCTGTGCTTTGTGGGGTGAGAAACCTATGAACGTCTTCTTCATACATTATTCTTCGTCTGTAGTATCTAAATAATGGGATTCAATTTGAGCTGATGATGGATGTTCGTTAAAGTAGTCGAATATACTTTTTACTTCATCTCCTGGGTCTGAGATGTAATAGTCATCACAAAAAAGCTCACTCTCCATTTTCTGTCAGTCTTTGTAGTTCTTGAATTAGTGTTTGTACCATTTCAAGTTTTTTATCTTCTGGGCACATTTGAGCTGCAACTTGAATTGCAATTTGATGTACATTCTCTACACCGTATACTTCAGTGTAATGATTGATTGTGTTAAATAGTTCATTCATCGATTCTATTCTCTTTATCGTTAATTGATGGTCCGAATTCAAAGTGAACATTCTTGAACAAATCATCACCGTCGTTTCCAGTTAATTCAGTTCTGGCCAATTTAGGAATTATATACTCAGAAAGACGTAACATCAAATCCATTGCTTTTTCTGGATTATCAGCTGCAACTTCTGCTAACCAAATTGACATATTCTCAAGGTTTTCTTCTGTTAACTTTTGATACGCTTCTCTGATAGCATTTGAAGTTTTATTTCTCGCTCCTTTAGGTCTACCGTTTCTGTTGGCCAAATCTTCGGGGCCGTTCCATTCTCCCATTACTTTTCTTCTTTATTTAATTGTTTCTCAGCAGCAACTAACATACGTAAACACTCTTTTGCTGAGTTGTATGATTTAGCTCTGATGGTGTATGCTTCTTCAGATTGTTTGAGAAATGTTAGGTTACCTTTCTCTGTTCTGTAAACTGTATACTTCTTCATATTAAAATAAATTATTTAGTCGGTTGTAATGTGCCCACACCAATGCCTTCGTTGATGCGAAACATCTACCACAACCGTTTGGTTTTTTATTTTGATTTGTTATCGAATTGTATATACTATAAATATAGGCAGCGTCTTCTTTTGAAACTGATACGTTTCCTTTGAAGATTAACTCATTCGATTCAATCCACTTTAGTTGTTCAATCGTCATCATATTCTGTTCTTTAATCTATAAATTACATCTGATAAAATACCAACGATAGGTGCCATCAAAAATCCAGTTGTACCGTATTGAATTACAAATGGAAAGAGTGATATCCAGAAACCCATACACATTTCGCATTTGAATGGTTTTTGTGGTAAACTTTCTGTTGTATCTAAACTGTCAATAAAATCAACAATTAAATGGGTTGCAGCTGCAAAGCCGATTATTTCAAAAATCATAGTCTATGTTTCTTTTTTTTAGTTGTTCTCTGACATACTGTTTGCATTCTTCAACAGCTTGAGATATTGAAGTTCTTGGTATATCAGTTTGTCTACTCAACTCCGAATAGTTTGGGTTCTCTAACCACATACTAAATAGTTTTGAACGGTACCAAAGTTCAGTGTTTTCAGATTGCATTTCTTCAAGAATACCTTGAATTGCTTCTATTACTAAATCTCTATCTGCATCGTAAACAGTTTCTTCTTGTTCTAACTGTGTACCTTCTGCAAAACCGTGAACTCTACCTTTTTGTCTGTACAATGTATGGTAGGGTGAAGTTGATGAATGAAATGAACGATGAATCATACCGCTCATAAACACCATTGCTTTACCTTCATTAACTAACTCTTCCGCTCTTTTATGTTCTAAAAATTTAGATATGACGTAGTGTGCAACTTCCTCGGATTCAGGGCTGCCTTTACAAATACGTTGAGACATATCCATTATATCAGAGTATTTAGTATTTAGGAATTCTGTCAATATTGTCAATAGTGTCTTTTATAATTTTGCATACTTCGAACTCTTCCATCTGTTCAAAGTTTTTTAGTTCAGTTTCCATCTCCATAACCATATACAAATGTAAAGTGTCTACTTCAATGTATTTTGAACCGTACTCATCCATATGTAATGTAAAGAAGTAGTTGTAAACTTTACGCCAAATCTTCTTTTTTAATTCAATTGGAAAGTCTTTGTAGTGTTGTGGGTTCATACCCAAAAGCTCTTCCATACATCATATTTCAAATGTTTCGTAGAAGAAGCTATTCATAACCTTTCCACTGTACATTTTAGTTGACTCTTTATCATATTTTAGTTTGGTATCCGAAGCATCTTCAATTAAATTGCTATCAGTTAATCTTCCAACCAAATATGCGTATGTTACAATTGATTCTTTATTACGAAGTCTAACAGTTGTTGTTTGTAGTGCTCCGTTTTTATAAAGGTGTTGCTCATAGCCTTTGAGCGCAAAACCCCAATTGTAAAAGTCATAAATTGCAAAATGCGTAACTTTCATTAGGTTTTGTGCCCAAGGGCCGTGAGCGCTGAGTTCAACAGTTCCTTTTCTCGCCGATGATTGTCTTTTTCTGGTTTTACCCAAAATACGTTTTACATCATCTGCAAAAAATACGAACTCCTCATCTCTACCGCATTTTTTAGTAAAGAATAAAAGTAGAGACATAAATACCAATTCATTCTCATTCAAATCATATTGGAGTACGTACTCAGGAACTGTTATCTTCATATGTTATATATTCAATTAAAAAAGTGAGTTTGTATCTTTTTCCAACTCAATCTTTTTAGGGTTTGGATTGAATGTATATTTCAACATTTCTCCACCTACAACATCATTGTAAAGTTCAATAGCTCCAACTTCAATCAATCTTTGTTGGTTCCATTTGATATCTTTTTCTCTGGTACCAAGGATTTGAGATTGACGAATAGTCATATTTTTGATGTCAGTTGAACCATCTTTGGTCATCTTTTTGTAAAGAGCCAACATCATCTTTGCAATACCTTTAACATTACTGTTGTTCCAAATGGTAGCTGGGATAACTAAACTTTCGTTTGAATAGTTATTGTCGTAAAGTTCATTTCTCATAAATAAAGTGTTTTGTTTTGTTTTTCTATATATTATACTTTCAAAAGTGAATATTGTTTCAACCTTTTATAGTACAAATTTGTTTTTGATTACTCTTCTGATTTTTCCATTGTCATTTTGAAATTCAATTGTGATTAGGTTCTGTCTAACCATATCTTTCAAAAGTCTTTTGATTTGAACAGTATCATCATTCAACCATTTCTTGATTCTCCAATTTTGAGGATTATCTGTTTCAAGTTGAATCATTTCTTGAATCTTCTTTTTATGGTGTTTTAGTGTTATTTCAGTGTACATAGTAAAGTGTTTATTATTATATGTAAAACTAAAATATTGTTTCAAAGTCAATGATTGAATCAACGTTGTTGATTTCAATATCGCTTTTAGGTTTTCAACCTTTTGTTTAGATTCTAAAGATTGATTTATTTAGTTATTTTAATTGATTTATTTAATTGGTTATTTTGAGCTAAAAGTCTTTTCTCACAGTCTGATATATTTGTGAGGGAACTTTGAGGTTCTTTGCCCACCCTCCTGATTATTGTTTGTTTGTAAATTTTTGTAGAACTCGAACATTTGAATGATGTTGTGGGCAGCAGAATAATCAAGAGCACATCGCAATTTTGTTAGAGATTTTTATTATGTCTAATCCAAATGTCCGTCCGTCTTTGTTAGGTGGCAAAAGTTCATCCGTGTTCTGAAGGTTACGGCACCTCGGAGTGAGGAGTTTAGGGTGCTCAGGATTGCGCCAAAGCATATGTAGGTAGTTAATAGTTATTATATGATGTAATAATGTTTTTGTTTATTTTATATATTCATCAATTTAGGTTAGTTTGTTCAAAAACGCAAAATAATTTATAAAAGATTACTTTTAATGATTCAAAGGCTACTTTCATTGATTTAATGAAATAAAAAAAGGGGCTCTCAGAACGAGAACCCCTACAAAAAGACGTTTACAATAAAACGGTTAGATAAAATACCGGGAACATCAATGGCACAGAACACCCAAAAACTCTAACCTAAAAAAAAACAAAACACTATGAATATCGTCTTTATTGTTCTTGATTATTATACGTTATATATCTACGTATGTTTCAGTTGTTACAGAGATTTTGTAGCAACGATAGCTCCAGATGGAAGTGCTGCCAAAGTAGCAATCAGAGCGTCGTGAGCCAAATCTAAAACGTCAACACCCATTGTGTTTCTGTCGTATGCCATAGTTGCTGTTCTGTTGAAAGAAACATCCATTGGTCTGTTACCAGAAAGATATGATGCTTCTGATACGTAGATATCTACGATTGCGTCAATTGCAGTTCCAGTAGTTTGGTCAACTGCAGCAACTCTACCGTATGCGTTGTCAACAACGATTCCAGTAGAAAGTGTAATTGGAGATTGAAATAGTAAAGCCATAATAGGTTATATTAATTTAATTATATATTTAGTTTTTTTATACGATGCGAATTTTTAGTAAACCGTCGTAGTGGTAAACACCACCAAGAGGTACACCTCCAGCTGCTGCAGCTGTGTCGTTAGCGTAATTCAAACCGCCATAATTAGCAATAGCCAACTGATTTAGAGTTGTTGAATCATTCCAACCAACTGCCGCAACTCCAGGGCCAATAGCAACTGAACCTTCGCTTCCGGCTGATGCACCGTCACCGATAGCAATTGCATAGTTG